CATTGGTTAATCGCATCTCCTTCAATACCTTCCGGCACTTCTCTTGGGAATCCATATTTCCAACCCTCGGGTGGATCTATCCATAAAACTTTAGTAGTGTTCAATGTTATTTTTTCCAGAATTCTTGGCGATTCGTTGTAGAACATCATTCCAACCAGAACCAGCCCTTTTGATAGGATTAATAGTGTCGTGTACAATTGGAGGAGTAGAGATCAATCTTTTAAGTTCTCCCTTCTCTTCACAAGAGCAAGTGAGAGGATCATCTTTCTTTGCGATAGAGACAAATCGTTCCTCGATTTTGTCACACGTTAAGCAGCGATAGTCGTAGTTGGGCATGTTTGAAACCAATAAGGTGTTTGTGCGTTTTTCCACTCCATTTTGAAGCGTTGTTGTTTAGTCATATAAAATTTACGATAGGATTCTACAGGAGCAGACTCGTTCATACATTCCGGATTACTCTTCATAGCCAATCGAAATGGTGTCATATCAATGTCCGGAATATTGTTTGGTGTTGGTTTGAGGTGTTCTCGTAGAGACCTATCCGTGAGGTGAAGTTTTCCATATCGTTTTGTGTACTCGTCACAAAGAGCGATGAAGAGCTCGTAGTGCCACAAATAGTTTTGTGTAGACTCGCGAGTCCATACCGTACAAGGATGGTTGAAATGAACCGCATTATACAAGTGATGCTCACGCATATCTGCAAGGTAATAATACTTTGACATCGTTTTACCACTTCTGGATCGTTTCTTTGTTTCCACACCATCTAACATACGATGAGCAGTCGAGAGCATCTGAGCAGACTCAAGTACCATCTTTGGTACGTGTTTGTCACAATGCATTGACGCCGCAATGCGTGGATCTTCATCAAGTATAAAAATATTCATACAACCATAATACCAGATTACACTAAAGTGTCAACCCAATAATTCAGGAAAAGTATCTCTTACCAGTTTTTTTGTGATCTTGGAATATTTCTTGTTTGCAAAGGTGGAGAGTTTACCATCCTTGGCTGCAACCAAAATCTTTGCGTCTTCGGCCGAAAGAGATTCCAGCATACCGATAAACCAACGTTCCTTTCGAAGTTTCCCATACTTTGCTTGCACTGTACAATTACCTATGTTCTTAAAAACATTCTTGATACTGACAATTGGAAACCTTGTCTCTTCATTTTCTTTGTACGGTGGAGCTCCCTCCGGAAAGTCTAATTTGATATTGTCGTTGTACGCAAGTTGAAGAAGAGTCTTGACTTGTCTATACGCATTTCTTTTCATATAGACAATTCTCTCATCTCGATCTTCGATCTTTTGTGCATTGGCAAAAACCTCGTGGGGCATTAATATAATTTTGTCTCTCATGATTTTATTTATTAGTAAAAAACTCTTGTGCTGATTCAACTAGAAGACCACAACGGTTAGTGACCAGATAGTTAAGAATCTTGTTGTTGTCTTTTCCGCTTTGTTCTCCTACCTGATTGATGACTTCTTTTCGAATCTCGGGTGGTGTCTTACGGAGATTGATCATCCATTCGTTACGCTGATAGTTTCTCCATACTTCTTGATCCATATGGTTCTGTAGGCTGTGACGATTTTCCCACCACTCGTCGATTCTCTTTGCACGAAGTGGAGTTTGTCTAAGTTCTTCGGTAAAGGTTTTGTCCGAACTCAAAACGTTTGGAACACCGTCACTTGCGTCACCCTTACAGATATGTTCGAAGAGATAACGATGTGGATCGTCACACTCCAAAAACTTCCGCTGAACCGGACTGTATTGTTTAACATTTGAGAACTGTTGAAGTTGAAGAAAGTCTTTGTCACCAGAGACAATCAATATCTCCTCGTGGCGTCCAAACTCCTGTAACTCCGAAACAAGTATTCCGATAATATCGTCTGCTTCCGCACGATCCACTGTGACTACCGGATAAGGAAAGTTCTCTTTGATCTCGTCCCGAACAGTATTCACCATCGTGAAAAAGTTGTTCCAGTCAAGTTTGGATTTCTCTCGACTCTTCTTACGAGCAGCCTTGTACTCTGGAAAGATCTCCTTGCGCCATGAACTACTATCACACGCAATTACCATTTGTCCGAACTCATCTCGATTCTTCTGGTTGTGCATTCGCAACGAGTTAAGAATCATATGACGAACTACTCCCTGATCGAGTTGATCGGGATGTTTTTGGGAAAATGCAGCCGCAACTGCAATACCACTATAATCTACTATAATCATGACACTAATGTATCACAAATGATCGTGTTTGTCAATAGATTTCTATCATATTGCGAATATTTTCCGCAAGCTGTCTTGTTGATTGCGCTTCAGGATCTCCGTGTTTTAGAATACTGCGAAGGTGTTGGTCTATATCCCATAACTGACAGTAATACTCGCGAGACTTGACTGCTATATCAAATTCTTCCTTTTCATCCGGAAGATCATATTTTAGTGTTGCTTTCATTTTTTAGTACGTGTTTTCGGTGAATCTTTCCGCCCACAAAGGCGTTGTAATATTTATCGGGTCTGAGAAGAACGTGGTTCGTCATTTGATACCACATTTCCCAATAACTCATTTCTCCTTTGGAGTTGCATAATCTTAAAATTTTTCTTTCAAATCTATCTCTACCAGATTCTTCTACCAACATTTTGACCTCATCACTGGATCCAAAATAGTCTTGCCAATCTGATTCTTTTACTACTTTACGTTTTCTCTTTTGGCCTTTGAGTGGTGGAAGTCTTCTTGTACTGAAGAAGTTCTTCTTTCCGATATAACGCATATCGTTGGTCTTATCTCGTACCTCATAAACAAATCCAATCGAATCTCCTCTATTTTCTATCTCAAATTCATTATCATCATAAAGCCACATGAATCTATTTATTCAACAGATTCGACCCTTCTTTCCCGCAACAGTATGTCCTGGCGGATCCTCTCCGATCCAACGTTCATCGATTGGTTCACTTGCTCTTTGATATCGACTATCACTTGACAATCGGTATTCGTTTTCACTAAGATTATCCATCGCAGCGTGAACCGTAAACATTTTAAAAGTAAGAAAGTCTCCGGCTCTAAATTCTGTAGTCAACCAACGACTCTCAAATTTTTCCGCAAGTTGTTTTGGGTTTTTCGATAGTGTTCCGGTGAAAGTCCACTTACCCTGATCTGCATTAGTTTTCTGTTTTGAGTTATTTTCACAATAAGAATCCACATCACGAAACACGTATCTCTCAAGAAGATCCATTCTCTCGTGAGACTTTTCTAATACTGCGAGTCCACCCAACTCATAAGAAATGTCGCCATACGGAACCCAACACGTCATATGGTTGTGTGTCCCTCGACCCATATAAGGAAGATCTGTATGAGGATTTGTCCCCCTGCCTGGCGGCATCGCTCTCAACCAAGTGTAGTCGTAATGTTTTATCTCCTCACCATAAAGATTCTTGTAGAAGCTGGTGAGTCTTCCGGAGTACAATAACTCCTTGACTTTATCGCTGTTGTTCGCAACCTCTGGTATGAACTTTACGGTTTCATTCTGTTGACATCTTAGTTCGATGTTTGAGTAGTTTGAATTCAACAACTCTCTCTTTGACATTTCCTCCGAGATTTCTTCTCGGACTGATAATACCTGTTCTCGATCCAGATAATCTCTGATAAACAGATAACCATCTTCTTCGGCACGTTGTCTTAGTACATCAAAGCCTTCAGAGACCTGAGACTCTCTCAGCTCTCCAACATTGTCTAATTCGTGACCATAGGAATAAAATTTACGTGTCTTCATCCTCCTCCGATACAAAGTAACTTGGATCGTCAATATCGGGTGAACCACAAAATGGACAGTAACAAGGTGTGTCTACCATCGGATAGCCATACTCATCTTCGATACTCTCATCTCCAACATTTGACCAAGCAACTTCAAACCCCGTTTTACAGTTGCCACAAAATAGTTTTTCATGTCCAGCCATATCAACTCTCGCAAACCGCACAATTGTTTATGGAACGGGCAAGTTCCTGTGCTGGATTCGCACTTCTCTGGTAATAGAGCGACTTAACTCCTCGTTTCCATGCGTAGATCATCAGATCATTTACTTCTTTTGGTTTGGTGTCGGGCGGAATCATAATGTTCAAAGATTGCCCCTGATCTATTGCGAATTGTCTATCTGCGGCTTGTGTGATAATTTCT